CGAAGCACGGATTCATCTCAACAAGACACCGTGCTCCGCGTGGGCGAACAGCGTTAGAAACGTCAATCTAATTTCCGCGTATCGTGTTTTGTGCCTAAGCGACGGACGCATGTACACCCGCACAATACCAGGTGGCATGGCGTCTGGCCGCAAAGTCACATCGTCAAGTAACGCCAGGATGCGCAAGTTCCTGGTGCACCTCACAGCGCGCGACCATTCTTATGTTCCTGCGAACATGTCTCAAGGAGACGACACGGTAGAAGCTGTGCCTGCATGGGTGACAGACCAAGATGTCATCCAAAGCGCCGCGAAGCGGTCAGTGCCCATCTCTGATGTGTACCGCGACGCGACTCAGTACAGCTTCTGTAGTCAGACTATCTCGCTTCGTAATGGTAGCATACACGTCGTCCCCGAACGCCCCATGAAGATGTTGGTACACTACTTCATGAACCTGGATGGACCAGGGCGGCGGCAAGCCCGCAACAGTATCGCAGTGAATATGAGGCACCATCCGCAGAAAGAGATATACCTTCTCGCGTGCGACACAGTCCTCCCCCCGCAGTAATGGACAGGGGGAAAATAAGCAAGTGGACATCGCACACAAAATCGCACTAACCTAGCAGTCATGCAGTACGTATCAAAACGCACTTTCCTCGACAGCCTCGTCGCAGACAGGCAGCTCACAACCGACGGTAAGGAGTGGCTCACAGCCGCTCTGGACCCGTTCCATGACTACACGCATCAAATCGCCGGATATCCGGATGCTGATGGCTCGCAGACCACCGTCTCGTGCTATCAGTACCAGCTGGATGTTGCGGCGCCCAAGAATGCAGGCGTACCTATCGCAGGCAACTGGGACATGCACATCTACAACATGCCTCAGTGTGTCTCCAAGGGGTTTGGAGTTTTCAACCTCAACACAGTATGGTCTACGCAACAGGAGCCCACGGTGATCCAGAATAATTACGTCACTGGACTCCTCAACATCACGACAGCAGCAAGCGGCACAGTTTTGGGGCCTACCGTCCCAGCCGCAGCAGCAGCAACCGGTTTTACCACTCAGGTGCTGCCCGCGGATTCTGTAAAGGATCTGTGTGACGGCATCACTCGTGTTATCGCGATTGGCTACGAAGTCACCAACACCACCTCTGCTCTCAACAAGCAGGGTGCCGTGACGGTGTATCGCATGCCTCAAATGGGCAATGACTTCCAGATGGCTGTTACCAACAACGCTGGAACGTTCAAAGCAATCAGCAACGGCGTGATGTACCGTGAACCCCCCGCCACGGTCGCCCAGGCAAACCTGCTCAAAGGAACCAGAACCTGGGAAGCAGCGGAGGGAGTGTATGCAACATGTTTCCAAAACAGCGTCCACAACCCCCTGGCCCAGTTGGAGTCCGCACAGATTCTCTATGAGCCCAACTCCGGACCAGGACCAGCGTCAGTAGTCCGCGGGTCGTACTTCACCTCTGTTGGTACTGCAGGAGCAGACAATACTCTCAGTGGCGTAACTTTCGACGCCAACCAACAGGTCCCGTACGACACCACCGGCGCGTTCTTCACTGGATTGAGCAACAGCACCACCTTAACGGTCAAGCTCAAAGTGTACGTCGAGCGCGCACCGACCTACGCGGAGCCTAGCCTCGCCGTCTTGGCCAGCCCTTCAGCTGGTTATGACGTGCGTGCGCTGGAGCTCTACGCAGCGATCATCAACCAACTCCCGGTTGCGGTGAAAGTGGGAGAGAATGCAAAGGGAGACTGGTGGAAAGCCATCGTCAGCGTCGCAAAGGCGGTGGCTGCTCCCGCCGGGCTCGCTCTGAATTCGTTCATTCCGGGCGCTTCGCTCGTAGGAACCGGTCTGGGTCTAGCTCTAGGCCAGATCGACACGAGTAGAGGCAAGAGTGTGGCAAAGCAGTTCGTGGAGAAAACCAACGGCAGCAAGGTCAAGCTCGTTCCGCAAACCATGAAGGCCAAGCCCAAGAAGAAAACAATACGGAAGTAAAATAAAAACAGCATCCGAGATGCGAAGTTCACGCTCCGTGTCGTGACGCGGAGACAACCGCGTGTACCAACGTCTACGAACGAAAACCGACAAGCAGGTCGTAAAACTGTTAGCAAGCCCCCTACGGAAGTAGGTACCCTGAGCGAAGGCTCTCGGCCCTGTGTTCAGTAACATGCTACTGCACCCGGTAAAGGGGGCTTGCGAGATGACTCACTAAGTCGGTACGCAGGT